ATAATGAGAATAGCTAAATCTTTACCTAAACCTAGAGACAAAAGAGATATGCCACCGTTAACAACAAAAGCAAAAATAGCTAAACCTAATGTACGTTCAGGAGTAAAAACAAGTACAGCTTTAAAACCTAAATCTTATACTATAAAATCAGGTGATACGTTAAGTGCTATAGCTAAAAAAGCTAATACATCGGTAGCTACTCTTAAAAAATTAAATAGCATTAAAAATGTTGATTTAATACGTACAGGTAAAACTTTAAAATTACCGTTTACAGCAAAAACTATTAAAGCTACGTTAGGAACATCTCCTGCTGTAAGTAAAAAGTATAAAACAACTTCTAAAGGTACTGTAACAAAAGAAATGTTGGCTCGTTTTCAAAAAGATAAATCTATGCAAAAGAAACACGGTAGAGAAAAACTTACTTTACGAGATTACATGAATGAAGTTACAGGTAAAAAAAGAAAAAAATAAATGGCTAATGTTCTTAGCACATCTAGATATAAAAATGTAAAGTTAGATTTAACGACTACAAATGTAACGACACTATATACATGTCCTGCTTTAATGACTACCTTTGTATCTTCTATACTAGTGTCTGAAGACAGTGCTAATGCCGATACTATAACTCTTACAGTAACAAATGGCAGTGATGTATTTAGTATATATAAAGATAAAGCAGTAGGCTCTAAAGGTACAGTAGAATTAATTACAAATGATTTAATTTTAGTGTCAGGCGATATACTTAAAGTTACAGCAGGTACAGCTAACAGATTACATGTAGTAGCTTCTTTAGTTGAAGTACCAAAATCTACAACTGCATAACGGACTTGCATTATTATCTATAGTATGATATAACTATATATGGTATAACTTCTATGTACAAATAACATAGGAGGTGTACAATGTCAAGATTTGCAAGAAAAGTAAGAGTATGGTTTAAACAAATGGAAAAAGCTAGGTCTAAAAGAAGAGCAATCCAAGAGTTAGAAAAATTTACAGATAAAGAACTGCATGACTTAGGTTTAGGACGCAGTGAAATATACAGTAGGGTTCACGGTATAAAATAAAATGGCTCACGAAAATAGAAAAGCTGCGTTACTTAAAAAACATAATTTAAAAGGTGTAAATAAACCTAAACGCACTCCTGACCATCCAACTAAATCACATATAGTTTTAGCTCAAAGAGGGCATAAAATGAAACTCATACGGTTTGGTCAACAAGGAGTGCGAGGAGCAGGTAAGAATCCTACATCTGCAAAAGACAAAGCTCGTAAACGTAGCTACTATGCAAGACACAACGCACAAGACGCAAAGCCAGATATATTTTCAGCAAGATATTGGTCTCATAAAGTAAAGTGGTAAAATTATGGCAGTAAAAAAATCTACAGTAAATAAAGCAGGTAATTATACTCAACCTACAAAAAGAAAAGCTATCTTTAACAGAATTAAAGCAGGTGGTAAAGGGGGTGCTCCCGGTCAATGGTCTGCTCGTAAAGCTCAAATGTTAGCTAAACAATATAAAGCATCAGGTGGCGGTTATAAATCGTGACTAAACGAAAAGACCCTTTAAAGGGAACAGGTAAGAAACCTAAAGGTAGTGGTAGAAGACTTTACACAGACGAAAATCCTAAAGATACAGTCAGTATAAAGTTTGCTACACCTGCAGATGCAAGGGCTACAATAGCCAAAGTCAAGAAAGTAAAAAAATCTTACGCTAGAAAGATACAAATCTTGACAGTAATGGAACAACGTGCTAAAGTAATGGGGAAGACTGAAGTTGTAAGATTAGCTAAACAAGCTAAACTTCAGTTAAAAAAGCAAAAGGAAAAGGAAAATGCTTAATGCCCTATTTACAAAGCAACATCCCATACTTTAAAGCGTGGGTAAGAAGAGAGTATACGTGTAACCATGAACAGTATCATGGAGAGTTTTTACATTGTATGGTTATAGCTGTAACGAGTATGCCTAACAGATGTTTGAGTTTTCAAGTTATATTTACAGGTTGTGAATCTGATGATACAGATGAACCAAACGTACATGGTGGGGCAATGTGGGCTAGAATGCCTATTACAGCATTAGTAGGAGATACGTTAGTAGACGAGTGGGCAGATGAGATGCCACCCTATATAGCTCAACCTTGGGATTGTATGTCGCATGACCATTCTGTGTATGTGCTTAACAGAGCTACTCCTGCACCTTGGATAGCTAAAGTTGATGGAGAATTTTACCCTGCTAAGTATTATTTTACTGTAGACTACACAGACAGTGAGATAGCAGATGACCCTGCACAACACAAACAAAGTCATGTGTTAGAGTTAATGGATGCAGGTAAATATACAGGTAACATTGTGGCGTTACCAAATAACAGAGTAAGAGTAACCCACCCTGCGTGGTTTGAAACAGGAGAAGGAGCACCAGATTTTAAACCTAATCAAAATGTGTTTCATTCAAAATTAGAAACTGAATACGTTTGGGATACCCAACGTGTATTTAACAATCTGTATAGCAAGGAGAAAAAACATGGCTATGAAAAAACCAACCGCAAAACAAAAAGGTCTAAAAAAACTACCTAGTGCTGTTCGTAATAAAATGGGTTTTATGAAAAACGGTGGCATGTCTAAAATGAAGAAAAAAGGTTATGCTAACGGTGGCATGAAGAAAAAAGGCTACGCTAAAGGTGGCATGCCTAAGAAAAAAGTTGGTATGAAAAACGGTGGCATGTCTAAAATGAAGAAAAAAGGTATGGCTAGAGGCGGTGCTGTAAAGAAGAAGAGATAATGGCATTAGCTAAATCTCAAAGAAGTCTTAAATCTTGGACTGCACAAAAATGGAGAACAAAAAGTGGAAAGCCTTCTACGCAAGGTTCAAAAGCTACAGGAGAGCGTTACCTTCCAAGTGCAGCTATTAAAAATCTCTCTTCTTCTGAATATGCTGCAACTACAAGAGCTAAACGAAAAGCTAAAGCTAGTGGTAAACAACATGCTTCTCAACCTAAAAACATTGCTAAAAAAACTAAAAGGTTTAGGAAAATATGACAAGAAATCTAACAGATAAACAACAGATGTTTTTAAATGTGTTGTTTGACCAAGCAGCAGGAGATGTAGTTCAAGCTAAAAGATTAGCAGGATACTCTGATACAACGTCAACTACTGAAGTTATTCGTTCTATGAAAGATGAAATAGCTGATGCTACAAAAGAATATTTAGCTAGAGTCGCTCCTAGGGCGGCTTTTTCTATGGCTAATGTACTAAACGACCCTACTGAATTAGGCATACGAGATAAAATGGTAGCAGCTAAAGATTTGTTAGATAGAACAGGCTACGCTAAAACTGAAAAGATGGAAGTAACTGCTCAAAGTGGTTTATTTATACTTCCACCTAAACAAGAGGAAGAAAATGCGTAGTAGAAACTATCGAAAAGAGTATGATACATATCATGCTTCTGCTACACAGAAAGCTAGACGAGCTTCTAGAAATAGAGCTAGATATAAATTAGCTAAAGCAGGTTTAGTTAAAAGAGGAGATGGAAAAGACGTAGACCATATAAATATGAATCCTTTAAATAATAGCACTCGTAATTTAAAAATACTACCTAGCGTAATAAATAAAAGAAAACAACCTTTAACTAAAGGTAGAAATAAAAGAAAATGAGTTTAGTAGCTGAAAGTTTAGGTTATTGGGATTTACCTAAACCAGAAGAAAAAGAAAAAATAAAATGGCTACCTATACCTAGAGTATCAAAAACTATACCTTTTGGATACAAAGTAGATGAAGAAGACGATAAAATACTTGTACCTATAGACGAAGAATTAGATGCGTTAGAACAAGCTAAAAAGTATGTACGACAGTATAGTTACAGAGAAGTTGCAAACTGGTTAAGCACAACAACAGAACGACATATATCACATGAAGGTTTACGTAAAAGGATAACGAATGAGCGAAGTCGTAAGAAAGCAGCTTCAACAAAACGCAACTGGGCTAAAAGGTACGAAGAGGCGATTGCCACGGCAGAAAAAATCGAAAAAGAAAGAGTTGGTGCGAGAGAAACAGGTAGTTAAACAATTACCTAGTTTACCTACAGAACCTATAGACCCTTATAATGGACGTAAGGTAATCTTTGAACCGAATAAAGGTCCACAAACAGATTTTTTAGCTGCTAGTGAACGAGAGGTACTATATGGTGGCAGTGCAGGTGGCGGCAAATCTTATGCGATGCTAGCAGACCCATTAAGGTAT